CATAAGGTCGCCGATGCCACCTTCACCTTTAGCAAGATTTATGGCAGCTCTACCCTTGTTATAAATAATTGCAGGTCCTTGCCATGGTCCGGGTATGCGTGCAGCTATTGGTGCTATCTTCTTAACAACCTTTTTTAGTCCTTTAGCTATTTTCTTTAAGAATCCAAACTCAGGATTGCCTGTAATTGGATTTATAGACATGCCGCCACCAACAGTATATTCATCAGGGTCTAAACCCATGTTCATCATATCCTGTTCTAATCTTTGTCTTGTTTCAGGCGTTATAACTGGTGGAACCACCATTTCGCCTTGTGCAACGTGTGCTAAATAGTTGTCTTCATCTCTGCCGAGTCTTGCTATTCCTTCGCCACTGTTGTCGATTCTATTCATCATTTTAAAATTTTACCCTATTTCTCATGGTTTTGACCAACTTCTTGCATAAATTCTTTCATATATTCTTTTGACTCGTCCTTACATACTAGCCAAAAAACTAACAAATACCTGTCTCCACTAATTACAGGCAATCCTCTGTGCATGTGAGTTAGACTTGGAAAGATTAAAGCATTGCCCGTAGGTAAAGGCTCAACCGTTCCTTTTCTCATAAACTCAGTACCACCACCTTCATAATCTCCAGTATTAAGAGGTACTACTATACTTATATCAGAACTAGCATCGTGATGCCAAGCTCCCTGTTTTTTATCTTTTAAATTGTAGTTAGCTATCTGTATATTACCACCAGTAACGTGCCTATTCCAAATACTCAACAATATTGGATTTATAACCGAATCAACCACCTGCATCAAAGAGTGATAAAGCTGTGGACATTTATCATATAAAACTATCTCTGGTATCTGTCTTAGCTCATCCTCTTCTTCATTTGGCTCAAAACCAAAATGCTCTGTCATGTTGTGCATTTCATTGATGAGCAGGTTGCATAGCTCTTTGCTAAACAAAGGGACTGTATGCACATCGGGTAAAGGCTCTTTAATAATAGAGTTTAACGGAAGGTTGTCTAAAGATTCTGCTTTTTCGTTATAAAAGTCGCTTAGTATTGGTAATGTTTCTTTAGCTTTTTCAAGCGTTTCTTTGTCTACAAACCAATCTGAAGCAAAGCCAAGTAAAAGATTTTTTAATTGGTATTCTTGTTCTATGTTAGTTTGAGCCAACATCTAACAATCTTATTGCGGTGCTACTAAAGACAGAGCCATTTGAAAATCATCCATATCAAACTCAGGGTCTTGGCTTAATACTTGTATTATAACCTGTTGCGCCTGCATAGATACTTCTGAATCTATTGGGTTATTTAATATAGCCATAACTTCTTGCTCATAGCCATTTTCAGCTAATGGTATAAATATTTCTTGCATAGCTTCTTCTTTAGACATTTCTATCTCAGCCATGCCTTCTTGTTGAGACATGTCAGCCATACCGCCTTCTGCAAAAGCCATAGGCTGCCTTACTTCTCCCATTAAATTATTTATTCTATCTCTTAAATCTGCCATATTAATTTCCTATCTAATATTAACTGATATATTACCACCAGTTATAACAGAGACAAAGCCTAAGCTAGCTGTTGCCTCATATCCTTGTTCATCAAATAACGTCAAATCAATCCATTCATTGCCGCTATACACCTGTAATACATTAAGTGTTGTATTCCATATTACATCACCTTGTACAAAATTCAATTCTGATAACTCTGTAGCGTTAAACCTAGGCGTGCTGTTAGGGTCAAATTGCCCTAAGTTAATCTCTAAAACTCTAACCAGTCTATTAAAGACCTCAGGCGTTACCTCTTGCGTTGCTAAGGGCAGCCTGCTTGGCAATAATTTAGCCATTACCTTCTACCGTCAGGTTGGATATCTAGTCTTGTATATCCTAATCTCCACTTATAACCTGTTCTATTACCTACTGCAGCATCATCATCGCTTTGCAATCTTAATACAGCCTGTCTGCCTCTTGCCCTTACATGCACTTGGTCAGTATTGTTTGATATATCTGTAGTTGCTTTTGTAGTTAAAGATTCGCTTGGTGCGTTTCTAGTTTTAAGCAACATATTAATTTGTGGAACACCTGTGCTTACATTAGTGCCATAAAATTTTACATCAGGCATAATTCTTCTAATAAACGTAAAGTTGTTGCCCTCTTGTAAATCAAAGTCTGAGCTTTCAATAAAGACACCATCCATAGGAGAACCGTCATCGTCATCACCATCTTCTTGGTTAAATATATAATTATTAGCTGTAGCTAATGGTTTGCCAAATACATTTTGGTCAACCCAAGCAGTTCTAACTAACTGACCTATAGACCAAACGCCTTCTAAATAGTTGTATATAACATACCTTGATATCTCTTCAGTGCCATCACTTTCTGCAGGATAGAACCACCACACTTCATTGAACTCTTTGTTTAATAGTGCGAATACTTTAAATGCTTGGCCTAAATCTAAATCTTCTTGTACATAACTTAATACACTACAAGGTAGTTTTTGAACTGCGCCGTTGTAAGAATAAAAACCATCATCACCCATCCAAAATACCCCATTAGGAGAGTTGATGGCTGCATTAGGTCCAATCATACCTGTGCCTTCATTAATTAAATTAACTGCAAAAGTTAATGGCGGCCCAACAAACTGCATACTGTACATAGAAGTATCAGTCCATATTAATGTTTCTTGTCTTGCTCTCAAGCCACCTCTTATTTCACTACCTGAAGATAGTCTTAAAGAACCTGCTGTATTTGTAGTTTTTGGCTCCCACTCAGTAATACTCTCTTGGTCTGAAAAAGCTATGTTCATAGGGTCAACAACGCCTGTTCTTGCACCACCTGATACTGGGTCTGCACCTAATACAATAACGTGTCTATCTGTATCACTAACTATTGTTTGTAATCCAACTGTAGGTGATAAGTTTGCTCCGGCAAGCGTAGTAATATTTACAGCTCTTGCTGCAGTGCCACCTGATTCATCCCAATAAAAAATACCGCCACCCCTAGGGTGTAATATTAAATCTTCACCAAAGTTATCCGATGACCATAATCTTAATTGGTTAGCAAAGCTTAAGCTTGTAGAAGCTCCATAAGCACCTTGACCCCAAGTACCTGAACCAAATCCTGTAGATTGTATAAACACATCCAAACCTACAGTTAATTGATAAGCTGCATCAACTCCTGAGCCGCCATTTCCTGTATCACTACCATTTGCTGTAGCCGTTGCTGTAAAGGTAAATGTATTTGCACTTGGTACTGATACGACCTGATATTCTTGATTTAAAACGGCTGCAGTAATATTGCCACCAAGACTTACTGCACCGCTAAAAGTAACAAAGTCATTAACCACAACTCCGTGAGTAGAATCTGTTGCTGTAATAGTTGCAGAGCCGTTTGTCGCAGCAAAAGTTACACCATTGGTTGTTGTTGCTCTTATAGGAGTTATGTCATTTAAGCTTGTGCCTTCAAGTATGTATGCTTTTAAATGCGTGCCGATATATAAGTATTTATTACCTTCTAATGATATCCATGGAAATAGGTTACGACATGTACCTAAAAATGATGTAGCGGTTTGTTTTGTCCAACCGCCTATTTTTTCTACAAAGCCTTTACGAAACCTAACAAGAGAAGCATCAAACCAACCACCTGCATTAGTGTAACTGGTTCCTTCTCTGTCTATTCCTGCTTTAAATTGAAACTTTGCAAACGGCATGTTTCATCTTCTAAGCTATTCTTATAATAGCTGTGGCTGCTGCCTTAGCAGGAAATACAATAGTAAAATCACCTGCAGTAGAAGTTTTATCTCCACCAAAGTCAATGGTTGCTACTGATTTATCACTATTAGTATCGTTGTAAATCATACAGCCTCTAGCTGTAATCGTTGCTGTACTAAATGTTAAATCAGAAAAATCCGTTACTGCAGTAGTACCAGTAGCTGACGGCGTTACATTAGTTAATGCAGCTCCGCCTGAAGTATAGTTAGTACCACTTGCTTGACCAGTTGTAGTAAAAGCAGTAGTAGTAGCACCTAAGGTAGCTGAACTTGTATATAAAGCCAGTTTAAAGCTGTTACCACTAGAATTAGTAAAGTTATGTGTTCCTGTCAAAAGCTCTACTTTAAAGCTTGTTGTAAGAGTAGATGTAATTGCCATATTAAATACCTTTTATTATTTTTGCTAAATCTTCGCTACCCCCACTAGATAAATCTTGTATTAAGGTAGCCTTATAAGATTTTAAAGCATTTTTAATATATATCAAACATACTTGGTAAATTAAATCTTGGTAGGCTCTAGCCTGTGCTTTTACATGTTCTTCATTATCGTCTGAAAAACCAACTATTTTTTCTGTTAATTGCTTTGCCCAAAACTCAGGCGGATGGCCGCCAAACTTAGTTGTAGCCACTTCTACCATGCCTAACTCAGGCACACCATCAGGTGTTATTTTGATTACCATTTATTTGGCTCCGGAGCTTTTAGGTGACTATCATACCTGTCTGCAATTTGCGGCAGTATTTGTTTTTTTTGAACTTTAAGCTCGCTTATTTTTTTTACTTCTAATCCATCTTTACCCTGAACAGGCACATAAGGGTCTTTTAAACGATGATATCCATACAGTCTTTGCTCGCCCGGTATGTTAGTGTCTAGCAATGAGCTACTAGATGCTACCTCAACTTGTATACCTTTTTCCATGCACTTTACTAGCCAAAACTCAACGCAAGCTCTACCTGCTTCTGCAAAATATAGGTTGTTCTTGTATGTAAAGTCTATACCAAATAACTTAATATTAGCCACATCATTCCAGTAAGCAAATGCAACAGCATAAGCCACTGTATTGTTTAAATAATGACAATTGGTTTCTTTAACTATTTCTTGTACAGGATATTCAACAAGGTTTTTACACCTTGCATCGTTTTCACATGTATAGATAGGCTTGTTGTGATTTGTTAGTAGCTCTTTCATGCAGTCAGTTTGTCCGCCTGCATCTT